ATTGCCACGGATGGCTCGAGGTAATCGGTAATGAGCTGTTTTATATCGTCAATCTAAAAAACGGCGATACCGACATGTACAAGATTAAACGCTGGCAAGGTGTTCGCTCATGACGTATGCGTATGCGTTGATGCAATGGAAAACTGTTGAGCAATTTCGCATGCATCTCGACAGGCATAATCCAGATGTTGCGCCATGGGCCAAAGGTGTCGTGCTTCATCATACCTGGAGACCAACACCAAGCCAATGGAATGGAAAGCGCACCATGGATGCCATGAGCGCAAGATATCAAGCCATGGGCTGGCGTGGTGGCCCACATTTGTTTATTGTGCTTGGATCTCCAAGAGTAGAGAATGATGGTATCTGGCAGATGTGCCCATTGAATGTGGCAGGAATTCACTGCAGTGATTTCAAAGGTAATGCGTCGATGTGGGGCATTGAGGTCGTTGGTGATTACGATGTGCGACCATGGCCAGATGATTTGCACACCATGGTGCGCGCAACGACTCTCGCACTGATGGCATGGCATGGAATCACAGTCACATCTGACACGCTCAAAGGCCATCGAGAATATCAAGCTGCGCGCAAGACGTGTCCAGGCTCAGCAATCAACATGGATATGATTCGCACAGAGTTTAGAGCATATCAAGGAAATAGTCATGAGTGAGACTGTAGAAACAAAGCTGGCGCGAATAGAGGAAAAGCAAGACATGATCTTGCGACGTTTGGAATCTGGAGATGCCAATTTCAAAGAGTTTGAGAAGCGCATTGCGCGTCTCGAACAACAGGTATATCTGGTCATGATTGCAGGCACTGGCGCATGGATGCTGTTTCTTGCATGGTTTCGCATGGGAGGTGCATGATGAAGCGATGGTACAAATCAAAGACGGTTTGGATTAATGTGCTTTCTCTGATTGCCATGATTCTCGCAACAATTGCAGCATGGCCTGAGGTGCAGGAAATTGCGCCACAAATCGCATACGCTCTTGCAATCGTCAATGTGCTTCTGCGCTTTATCTCTTCAGAGAAAATCGCATGACAATCGTCAAACGCAAAGAAGCAGAATACAATCTTCCTAATCGTCCATTGTGGGCAGTGCCATTCCTGCGCGCATACTCCAAGACTGGCAATGTAAAGCAGGCATTGCTGTTGGCTGGAGTTTCTCGACGTGCTGTGTATAAACTGCGAGACATAGATGATGAGTTTCGCCAGGCACTGAGCGATGCTGAGGATGATGGCGCAGACGAATTGGAAGCAATTGCGCGTGATCGTGCCAAAGCTGGCAGCGACGTGCTTCTGATTTTCTTATTGAAGGGATTGCGACCATGGAAATATCGAGACAATCATCATGTCATTAGTACCAGCACACCAACAGATTACGTCATCGACCTCAGCACCGACGATTCGCCACACCTCACAGACGTCTCCACAAAAAACGTTTTGGGCCAATGATGCGCGATTTCGTTTGTTTGTAGGTGGTCGCGGATCTGGTAAGACACGTGCTGGTGCAGTCGAAGCACTGCGACAGCCCAAAGACACGACAGGTCTGGTCGTTGCACCTACCTATCCCATGCTTCGTCTTGGTGCCATGGAAACCATTCTGAAACTGACTGCGAAAGCAGGCATTGTAACTGCATGGAATAAGAGTGAAATGGAATTGCGTTTGATTGGCAATCGACGCATCATCTTTCGCAGTGCTGACAATCCAGATCGTTTGCGAGGTGCCAATGCTGGATGGCTATGGCTCGACGAAGTCGCAATGATGGATGCAGAGATTTGGCCATTGTCCATTGCGACATTGCGAGAATCTCCAGGTAGAGCATGGATGACGACGACTCCAAGAGGAAAAGATTGGGTCTATGAGCTTTTCACTGGCGATCACAAAGACTATGCCACAGTGAGAAGCAAGACCACAGACAATTTCTTTCTGGATGACACATTCGTTGCCACACTGCGACAGTCAATGACATCTGAGATGTATCGACAAGAAGTAGATGGTGAATTCACTGATCCCATTGGCACACTGTTTCGCAGAGAATGGCTGAAGCTCACTGATGTGCGTCCACATGGCGCCAAATGGTTTCGATATTGGGATTTAGCAACATCAACAAAGCAGACTGCAGACTATACTGCATCTGTGCGATGCTGTCTGCATGAAGGTGTGCTGTACATTGCTGATGGCATCCATATGCGCGCAGAATGGCCAGATGTGCGACGTGTCATGGTGTCGATCATGCGTAGCGAGACAGACACCACACATGGCATTGAAAAAGCCATGAATGGTCTGGCTGCTGTGCAGGAATTGCGACGACTGCCAGAATTGGCATCTGTGCCATTTCGCGGAATCGATGTGCGAGGTGATAAAATTCAGCGTGCTATGCCATGGGCAGGAAGAGCTGAAGCTGGTGCAGTGCGCATCGTTGCTGGCGCATGGGTCCGAGATTTTTTAGATGAGACTGTGGCGTTTCCTCATGCGCCACATGATGACTATGTGGATGCAGTGAGTGGTGCAGTAGGTATGCTCAGCACGCCAAAGATAGAATGGAGTTTTGCATAATGCCCATACAGTATCCAAATGGATGGCTAGAAGCCATGAATCGAAGCGGAAAGCTGTATTCTCCAGCTGATGCGTATCGATTGGTGCCCATGCTCTATCGCGCAGTCAATCTGCGTGCAGATGCTTTGTCCAGTGTTCCATTTCAGCTGACACGCAATAATCAGCCAGTCGAATGGCCATGGCAGATGAATGTGCCACAGCTCATCAAAGATACTGAGCGCAGTCTGCTTGTGTTTGGCGCAGCATATTGGCTTCGCGTCGTCAAGGGTCGCACACTCACTGGTTTCATATGTCTTAATCCTGCGAACACTACATGGTTTTTCGACCAGGGCAAAGCAGACATCTATGAGCCGTATCGCGGAATGATCTGGTCACAGACTCTCAATGGTCGTCTGTATGGGCCATGGACGATTGATGACATTGTGTATTTTCGTGAGCCAAGCTTTGTGGAGGATGTTGGGCCTGGTCTTGCTCCAGCTGCTGTGGCACTGCAACATGCGCAATTGTCGCATTACCTGACTGCATTCGCCACAGCATTCTTCCAAGGTGGCGCACAGCCAGTCACAGTGATGAATCTGCCAGAGTATACCGATACTGCTGAGGTAGAGCGATTCAGTGCAGACATCAATGCCAAAGCTGGTGGTGGCATCATGAATGCATTCAAATATTTGTTTCTGCGCAGTCCAGATTTAAAGGTGACGCAGATTACGCCAAACATCGACACCATGCAGATGCCAGAATTGTCTGAGCGCACCATTACTGCCATGGCTGCGACTCTTGGTGTTCCTCGCACCATGTTGGAAGCCAGTGCAGCAAACTATGCAACAGCGGACAGTGATCGCCAATCGTTTTGGCGTGAGACCATCACTCCAAGACTCAACATGTACGAATCAGTCATCAATTCGCAATTGCTCAATCCTCTCAAATACCAATTTCGATTTGATCCCGAAACCATGGACGTATTCCAGACAGACGAAGCTGCGCGCGCGTCAAGCTTCCTGCAGTATGTGCAAGGTGGAATTCCTGCGCGATCTGCTGCGCAATTGCTTGGTATTGACAATCTGGATGAGTATTGGCCAGCAGATACTGCACCAACACCAGTCGTCACAGATACAGTCATAGAGACGGTCAATCCTGCACCGGTCTCTGAGCCATTGCCTGTGGAGCCAGAGATTGTTGCACTGCCTGCAGATGCTGAAGCAAAAAATGCAGAATGGGCACTACTCGCAAAAAAAATTGAGCGCAGAATCAAAACCGGTCGCGATCCCAAGACATCATTTGATTCTGCGCTGATTCCAATTGACCGTATCGATGCAGTCATGGAGCGATGCTACAAAGGGATGACCGTCGCAGATGTGCATGAAATCATTCATGCAATTAAGGCGCCAGTTGATGACATGACACCAGATGAATTGCGCATCTATAATCGCATCATCAAGGAAATGCGCGCAAAAGGCCAGCAATGGGCACGCGATATTGCCAAAGACAAAACACCAGAAACATCACTGCGAGAAGTAATCAAGCCAGTGCTGGATGCTGAGCTGAATACGACCATGGGCAAACGTATCGACAGACTAGGTACACAATTTAGTATTCCTATGGATACTGGAGACCAGTCACGATACATCCAAGACTGGTTATCTGATTACACACCAAAGACCACAGATAAGATTGACCAAACCACAGCAGATCGCATTAAGCCAATCATAGAAATGTATCGCACCACACCAGGCATGACTATTCAAGATTTGGAAGCTGCTGTGCTTCCTCTCAGTGATCCCATGCGTGCCAAGATGATAGCCATCACAGAGACCACACGCGCAGCTTCGCAGGCAACGACATCGTACAAAGACTATCTTGCACAGCGGGGAATTCAGATGCAACGCGTCTGGAATACAGATGCTGATGAGCTTGTGTGTACCATCTGCACTGGCCAGGTCTATGGCGTAAAGCTGAATGGAGCGACTGAAGACCAATGGCCAGCTGAATTGTCTGATGGGCCTCCAGCACACGTCAATTGTCGATGTGATACATCTCTGAGATTGGTGAAATAATGGCAAACAGCATCACAGTAGAAATCCTTGGCAGGATTGGTGAAGCACAGATTGGTGAGATGATTCGCACAGTAACACTAGGATATGCTGTGCTTGTGCAAGGTCAGCTGAATGAGGATAAACCTGCACCTCCAGCAAGAGGAAGCATGAAATTCAAATCTGAGAAGCAACGAAGATTTGTCATGGCAAATATCAGTAGTGGTGCAATCACTGTGCCATATAAGCGAGGTACTGGCTCAGGATTGAAAGGAAGCGAGACATTGAATCGCTCATATCGTGTTGATTTGCAAGGTGATGAAGCAGTGCTGACAAGCGCAGCTTCGTATGCGCCATATGTCGTCGGTGATCAGCAAGCAGAGATACACAAAGGAAGATGGAATACTGCTTCACAAGCTGTTGACACGATCCAAGCCAATGGCACGCTCGACAAACTTGTCGCACAAGCAATGGAATCAATCTGATGCCATATCACATTGAATTGCAGAATGGCAACTATTGTGTGTACAAAGATGGCGAAAGCGAAGCAATGCAATGCTATCAAAGCATTGAAAAAGCTACTGCATATCTCACTGCGCTCAATATTGCCACATCAGATGAAATCAAAGCGACCTACATTGCGCCACAGTCTGTGGCAGACAATGCCAGACTGGCGCTCGATGTGCGATCTGAGAAACCACAAAGCCAGCAAGGTATGACTGCTGTTGGCTTAGCACGCGCAAACCAATTGGCCAATCGTGAGCCAATCAGTTTGGAAACTATTCAGCGAATGGTGGCATACTTTGACCGTCATGAAATTGACAAAGAAGGTGCAACATGGTCTGAGCGAGGAAAGGGATGGCAGGCCTGGAATGGATGGGGTGGAGACGAAGGAAGAGTGTGGGCAAATCGTATTTTAAGGGAGATCAACATGGAAACTAAAGCATCGCGACGACATTCAGAGACTGACATGGAAGCACTGCGCATTGCTGCGCATCACACGAAACAGACCATGAAAGCACTGCGGACTGTTGGCTATGATGGCATCAAGCCAAAGAGCATCAAAGCATTGGATGAGTCTGTGAGTCTGACTGAGCGACAGATTTACATGTATGAGACATACGAAGCATTGGTCGAAGAGTATGGCGCATTCGATCAAGGCATTGGCGCCAATGGCGCACACTATGCTGATGGCGAACAAAATCCATTCATTGAAGAAGGCATTGTCTGTGGCTCATGCGTGTTTTTTGCTGAAGGAAAATGCGAAATCGTCCAAGGCAACATTGATGCAGAAGGAATCTGCAAGCTGTGGATTATTCCAGAGTCTGCATTGAATCTGATTGCTGTTGAGGAATTGGACACGGAAGAAACCATGGAAGAATCTGCACCTGAGCCAGCAGAAATCATCAGCGAGTCTGAAGAAATCGAAGAGACAGAAGAATCAATTTCGTCCATGCACGAAATTGATGAGAAAGACGCAATGAAAGCATCTTCTCTTGACAGCAATGCGATAATGAAAGCAGAAGCAGTGAAGCGATTCGCAAAGCGATTGATTGGTGTCAAATGAATTCAATCACACAGGCAATCAAGGCCATTGCGCCATTCACACTCGCAGGTCGAGGTGTGGTATATGGTGGAGAAGATTTGACTGGTGATCGCTTCAGCAAAGACACCGATTTTGGCGCAACACGAAGCTTTGTCGGTATGCCTGTATACTATGACCATGCATTAGGTGGCATCAAAAGCCAGATTGGTGTGGTCAAAGCATGGGCACCTACTGACGATGGCATTGATGTCCAGATTGAGCTTGACCGACGTCACAAGTATGCACAAGACGTCATGAAGCTGGCAGAATATGGCGCATTAGGTCTCAGCACTGGCGCACTGCCACATCTTGTCGAGCGAGTAAATGGCGAAATCAAAAGGTGGGTCGTCGGTGAAATCTCACTGACACCAACACCTGCTGAGCCTCGCACTATTACTGAAGTTATGACCAAAGGTGTTACTGTGCGCACTGCGACAGTTATAACTGGTCTTGACGATATCAAAACAGCAGTACACACAAAGGAAGACACACATACCATGGACAACATCAAAGACGCAGTGAAGGCAGCCATTTCTGAATTGGCTGGTGAGCCAGTAGCAGGTGGCACGTTTCATGCACCAGCAGTGAAGGCATCACTGCCAGCATCAGTCGAAGTAGAATCGCCTTACTCCAGCAACGAATACCATGGCGCATACAAAAGCTTTATGCGTGGATCGTCTGATGCATCGGTCATGAACACTTTGACCAATGCAAAGAGCGCAGCATCAAGCTTCTACAAAACCTTGACCGAAGCAACGAACAATGATGGTGGCTTTACTGTACCTACGACCATCAATCGCGAAATCGTCGCACGTCGAGACGAATTGTCATTCCTTGGCCAAATCGGTTTCACTCGTGTGACGACCGAATCTTGGAAGCACATCATGCCTGCGCAATCGACCAAAGCAACACCAGGTATCGTCGCTGAAGGTGTGACTGCGACTGCATCAGAGCCAAACTTGGCAAACTCCAAGACGATTCAATTGTACAAAGACACCTTGGAATTCGCTTTGTCTGACGAATTGCTTGCAGACACGTCGTCAAACTTGGAGCAATTCATTCAGAATGAAATTGCGCGTGCGATGGCAGTCAGTGCTAACAATTACATCGTCAATGGCAGTGGATCTTCACAGCCATATGGTTTGCTCACTCGTGTGACGAACACCTTTGCATTCAGTGCTACTGCAATTACGAATGCGCAGATTGTCGGTCTCAGCACTGATGTTGCTGGTGAATATCTGACCAATGGTCAGACTGGCTTCATCATGCAAAACTCGACATGGGGTGCATTGAAGACTCTCGACCTGACCAACTACAATCGCATCACTGAGACTGTTAATGGTATGCGCATGGTAGAAGGATGGCCTGTGATGTTGTCTGCGCAGATTCCTGCGATTGCAACGACCAACAAGAGCATCATCTTTGGCAATTACAATTTCTATGCATTCTGTGAGCGCACATCTGGTGTCCAGATTGAACGATGGCGCGACATTCGCAAAGGCCTTACCTATGTCGTCGCATCATGGCGATATGGTGGCGATGTGACGCAAATCGAAGCATTCGCTGTTGGCGTACACGCTTAGTCAATCGGATGAGGTGTCAAGGATTCCTTGACACCTCATCTCCAAAAGGATTCCCCAATGAAAATCCAAATGCTACATGGCATCGTGTTTCGAGAAGGCAAAGTGAACACTGCATATTCTGCTGGCGATGTCATCGATGTGAGCGAAGCAGAAGCAAAGCAATTGATTGCTGAAGGATCTGCGATTGCTGAAGAAGAAACTCCAGTCGCTGAGCCAAAGCCAAAGAAGACGACGAAAGTAATCTGATGGCCTACACAACGACTGCTGATCTGAAAGCTTACATGAACATCACTGCGTCGTCTGATGACACGCAGCTTGGCAATGCAGTCACACGTGCGCAGTCGATGGTGGATAAGGCAACACATCGCACATTCGAAGCTTCTGCAGACACCACTCGCACATACACACCATTGTTGTTCAATGATGGTGGCGATTTGATGGATTATGACACGCTGTATCTTGGCACCGATCTCTTCACATTGACCAGCATCACAAATGGCGATAGCACTGCAGTCTCACTCAGCAATGTTGTATTGCTACCATCCAATGTGAAGCCAGCATATGGCATCAAAATTAAACGTGGTGTGAATGTTGAATGGAATTATGTGGTATCTCCAGAGAATGCCATCAGTGTGACTGGACGATTTGCCTACAGTCTGACTGCACCAGCAGACATCGTTGCAGCAACACTGCGCATCGCAGCATACCTGTATCGACAGCGAGAAGGTACGCCAGACAGTGATCGCGCAATTCTCAGTGCAGACGGCATGGTGTTGGCTGCACCTCAGATTCCAAAAGACGTCACAAGCATGCTTCGACCGTATGTAAGGCGATCATTATGAGTAGTCAACTGGTGTCGATTGTGGCATCTGTCGCAGGCATGAGCGTATCTGGCATTAGTACTGTCTACTATGGCACCTCTCTCAAGAATGCTGTGGAGATTGCTGATGTACCTGCGCGCATCATCTCTGCAATCGGCATGCAGTCCAGTCGCACCAAGACGACGACTCTTGGTGGCAGTGGACACGTCATGATGACCGAATGGACAATCACTGACGTCGCTCTACTGCGTCCAGCAGGTATGGGAATGGGATTGCGAGACATCGCTTTGACCATGGAAACATATATGGCTGCGTACCATGATGCAGTGCGAACACTCGTCGCACCTGCTTGGCAGGTCATTGACGTACGATGTCGATCACAGATACTGGAATGGCCACAGGCATCAGGCAGAAGCTATGACACAGTCATTGCGACAATTGTCATATCGGAAATTGTTCAATAAGGGAGAAATACCATGCCACAAACGACCGCAGCCATCAATGGAGTCGCATCAATCGTCAGCATCAAGGTGGGAGCTGGCTCTTATGTTGATATCTCTGGCTCGACGCAGAGTGTTGATGCAGCCACAGCGACTATCATGAATTCTGACACCTACACACTAGACGGATCCTCAGCAATCATCTTGCTTGGCAAGGTGGAGCCAGTAGATGTGACTGTGAACATCATCTACACTGAGGTGACGACCACAGAAGCATTCATGATTGTCAGTGGTGCATTTGCTGCGAAGAGCGCAGTGCAAATCAAATGGGCACCTAAGGGATCAGCATCAGGTGCAAACACCATCGAAACCAATGCGACTGGATACATCACATCTTTGGATTATCCTGCAGTAGATGCTACGTCTGCAGATGCAATCATGGCGTCATTCACTGTGCGATGTCCAGGCATCACATACACCGACGTCGCATAATTTGGGTGTGCAGTCTTTGTGGGGAAAGACTGCATGCCAATCTCTTCCCCACACATTATTTTGATTGGAGCATCCCCACATGCACTACATCGTAGATGACACCAAATTGACCATTGGCGATCTCATCAAATTGCAGTCTGCAAAAGACGACATTGCCAGCATGGTTTCCATTCTGAGGAAATGTGTTGAAGTAGAGAATGGAAGCTTTGAAGACATTCCTGCGAAGCATTTTTCCAAGATTGTGCGAGAGATTCTGGCTTCTCTGAATCCATCAATGGGAAACTAAAGAAGGCGCTCATGGCCCATCTATGGACAGGTGATGTGGCGCCAATGGAATATATACGACTGGTAATGTGTCGAGATGTTTATCACTGCACACCGACAGAATTGGAAGCAGTGCCATGGCAAACTATTCAGCAGGATTTGCTGATGATGAGCGTGGAGCGCACAGTGCAACAGCGAAGGATTAAGAAGTAATGGCAGAAGAGACTGTCTTAATTCGTTTTAAATCCGAAGATGATGCTACAAAGACGACCAAAGCAGTCAATGATGGTCTCGACGACGTCAGCAAAAATGCTGGCAAAGCGGGATCATCATTCTCTGGCATGGGATCAGTGATGACTGGCGTGTTGCAAGGAATTGGACAAGGCCTTGCAGGCATGGCTGCGCAATTAGGTAGCAAAGCTCTTGGTGCAGTCACAGATTTCATTGGTGGAAGCATTGATGAAGCTTCTCAATGGAATTCAGTGTTTGCTCAGACACAGGCAGTCGTTGCATCTACTGGAGAAGCAGCAGGATTGACCGCAGCAGAAATGGGAGAAATGGCTACTGCCATGAGCGCTTCTGCTGGCCAGTCGCTTTTCTCTGATGATGCAATTCTTGGTGCGCAGAATGTGTTGGCAACATTCACAAACATCAAAGGTGAAAACTTTGGCAATGCGACGCAGTCAATCCTCGACATGTCGCAAGCATTGGGAATAGATCTTGATAGTGCTGCCATGCAGGTAGGTAAAGCGCTCAATGATCCTGTGGCAGGATTGGCTGCTTTGTCGCGATCTGGTGTGCAATTTACTGCTGAGCAAGAAGCCATGATTAAAGCCATGGTCGAAGCAGGCAATGTTGCTGGCGCACAAGAAGTAATGATGAAGGAATTGAATACGCAGTTTGGTGGCAGTGCTTCAGCAGCAGTTGACACATATGCTGGTCAGCAGGTCGTGCTGAAAGAGAAATTTGCTGACATCCAGCAGACTCTTGGCATGGCATTGATGCCAATCCTCATGGAGTTTGGCACATTCATGTCTGATACTGTGGTGCCAATCATTGCAGATGTTGTTGGTCAATTATCTGCATGGATTAATACGATGCAGATGACTGGCACGACGTCTGGCATCTTTGAAACCATACGCAATGCCATTGCTGCGATTCCTGGTGTGCTGGCGCAAATGGGTGCAGGCCTTGCAACAGTGCAAGCATTTCTTCAGCCATTGACTGATGCAGTCATGAATTTTGTTGGTGTGTTTGTTCCTGCGATTACGTCTGCAGGTATGGCAATCGCTGAATATCTTGGATCGCCACAGGTATCAGCATTCATCACAACACTCTCGACATTCTTTCTGCAATTGGCAACGACTGTGCAAGACATTCTCGTGCTGGCGTTTCAAGGTGCCACAATTGCTTGGACGTATCTGAGCCAGGCATTCACTATCATGTGGCCATACATCCAGACAGTCTTGGATACATTTCTTTCTTCAGCAACGATTGTCATTAATTTTGTGACTGGTCTGCTGACTGCATTGTCTCAACTGGTCAAAGGCGATTTCTCTGGCGCATTTGAAACCATGAAAAAGACTGTTGGCACAGCATTAACTGATTTGTGGGAATTCTTCAAAACGCTCGACAAGAATCTGCTGACGTTTTTTGATGAAATCAAGCCAAAGGTTTTGCAGCTTGGTACAGACATGGTGCAAGGGATCGCTGATGGCATCAAGAGTGGAGCATCTTGGATTAAGGATGCACTGCTTCAAGCTGCGAGAGATGCATGGTCTGCAGTCACATC